ACAGGAACAGATGTTTCAGTTAATGTATTTGCAATCAACAGTGATGACAGTGTTGGCGCTGCTTTTGAAAATATGATTTACAATCAGATTTTACTCACTGCTGGCAGTGGCAACATAGGTGACACCTATGTTATATCAACAGAAAGACTTATACTAGACAACGGCGATCTCATTGATGTTGAAGCAAACATTGCAGATTGTGTTACTGTTACAGTGAGTTCGATCGCAGTGTAATATGGGAAACTGGGTTAAAAATCGCCGACTAGAATCTGGCAGCACGTCGGTGGTCATGCCAACTGGAAGCTCAGCCACCCGCCCGGACGCACCTGTGTTTGGACAATTTAGATTCAACACCGACATAGGATTGATTGAATTCTACAACGGAGCCATATGGTCAACCCTATCAGCCGGAGGATCTATTGCATACACAGTTGATGATTTTGTGGGTAACGGCGTTACCACAGTGTTCACAATGTCTGTGCAGGAAACAACAGCACAACAGATCATTGTGTTTGTTGGCAGTGTGTATCAAATACCAGTGACAAATTACACAGTGAATGGTGGGTTTGATATTACATTTACAAGCGCACCGCCATTGGGTCTTCCAATCAACGTGATACACAGTTCAACCTAAGTATTGCATCAACTAAATACCCTATAAGGGAAAAAATCAATGGCTATTAGCAAAATTGCAGGACAGATGTTGAAGAACACTCTCGAACGAGATGGTTCTAATCTGGCAATTTCTGATACAGTAGCCGACACTCCGGTCGTCTTTGTTGACGTTGTAAATTCCAGAGTTGGTGTTAACAACGCAACTCCTACTCAAGCACTTGACATTGTTGGCAATGTACTGGCCAATAATCTTTTTTCGTCTAGTACTGTAAGCGCAGTTGGCAACATCACAGGTGCTAATGTTAATACCGCAGGTGTGATGAGTGCCACAGGCAATATCACTGCTAATTTCTTCATTGGCAATGGCAGCCAACTGACCGGCATTGATGCCACTAGTATTCAAAACGGCAATAGCAATGTAAAAGTCTATGCCAATGCAAATGTGGCCACAAGTGTGGGCGGCAACGCCAATGTGTTTGTGGTCACAGGAACAGGTGCAGATGTCACAGGCACAGTGAGTGCCACAGGCAACATCACTGGCAACTTTTTCATCGGCAATGGTAGTCAATTAACAGGAATTGATGCCACATCAATTCAAAACGGCAACAGCAATGTAAAAGTCTACGCAAATTCTAATGTTGCTACAAGTGTAGCAGGCACTGCCAATGTGTTATTAGTCACCAGCACTGGTGCAAACGTAGATGGCACGGTCAACGCCACTGGTAATCTTGTTGCCAATGGAGTAACGTTATCTGGCAACGCTATATCGGCAGCATCTGGATTATTGTCACTGGGCTCAAATGCCAATATCACAATCACAGGCGGCACTGCAAATTATGTGTTGAGTACCAATGGTTCTGGCAATTTGACATGGTCGTCAGCTGCTGACATTGGCGTAGTGGGCAATCTTATCCCAATGGGTACTAACACATTAGGCAACCTTGTTAGTAATGCTGTTACCTTAACCACCACTACCACAGTGACTGATGGTATCACACAGTTAAACACAGTGCTGGGAAAATTGGTACCGCCGTCTCCTGCTAATTTTCCAGGTGGACAAACACTGTCACTTTCTGGCTTGGCCACATACAGAATGGCCAATATCACACAGGTAGATAATACACCTGCTGCCAACAAAGCAGTGGCCGCTGGCACTACTGTCACCACGGTTCTACGTGTTGCCACCTATGCTACCAACACTATCAGCACTGTTGGCCCGGGCGATTCCGGTACAATCACTGCGGTTCGCAATGGTGCCAATGTAGGTACTGTAACTCTGAACACTGGTGCAAGCCCAACGGCCAACGGAACATACGGCGGCAATCTTGTGATCACCAACAACTTTGACTATCGCAACGCCAATGCCAACATTGCTGCCGGATTCTGGTATGTATTTTCATCGGCTGTTTCTGGAACTGCGGCACCTGCTGGATGGAACGAAGTTTACATATCTGATTCTGCCACAGGCAATACCAATACACCTGCCTGGTACTATGACAATTCAAGTCCGGCTACTCCCAGTTTCAGTGGCAGCACAATGACCCCTCCAGGGTCACCAACTCTGTTATACAGCAGTACCATTCCGCACTACACCAATGCCACACAATTTGCCATTGCCGCCAATGTGGCCAATGTCAGTGGCAACACATATCCAACATCAAACACCTTGGCTTCAGGATCAGCAGCCGGCAGTTTTGCGGCACCTGCGTCAGTTAACTACAGTGCCAGTAATATTGGCAGTAATGTGCTGGGATCGTTTGCATCTGCATCATTCTCAACCACTGCGAACATAACCACAGGATTTGGCGGCAGTTCAACAGGCCCCAGCATCAGTGTCAACAACAGTTACTCAACTGGCACGTTGACATTGACCTCGGCCCTGGGCAACATTGCATTGTACAAGTCTGGCTCTGCCACTGCCATTGACGAAGGCAACGTTGTTGTAACCAGCGTTGGCACAGGTTCAGGCAATGCTGTTCGTATCATCAATCCTGGGTCTGGAAACACGCCAGTTTTTACTGGCAGCGAAGCAAACTTCAACAGCCAAAGTTCAACGCTGGAAACATACGATGCCACAGTGGTAGGCTCAGGGGCACAAGGTGTACTCAAACACGATCAAACCAACTACTCAACTGGGTATTTGCCTGCAGGTCCTAACCTAAGTGCTGGACGTTCAGGAACACAGTATTTTACAATTAAATTTGTACGAACCAACGTGTCAAAATTTGATATTACCTATGCTGGCAATGTGGCCGGTATGTGGGTGGCACTGCCTGGGTCAGTGATTGACGCCAGTAGCGGTGCCAATGGCTGGATTGCCATGACCACTGCCTATGCTGGTGCTGGCTATCCTGGAGTTAACTCACCGGGTAACGGCTCAGACGGTTGCGCACTGGGCGGTGTGGTTGTGCCCAATGTAACCACAGCCAGCACAAACAAAACGTGTACTTTTGGAACTGTTTCAAGTTCCAGCACAGCAACAAACGAAATTTATGTGAGAATTGCTCTCACGTCAGGTCAGACAGTCACTGGCCTATCACTAAACACAGCGAGTAACTAATGGCAGTCTCAATCGCACAATACGTTGACTTACTGTTTAAGAAACTGCAAGGTGTTGCAAAGACTGCCAATGCCGCGACTAAAAGTGCGTCAAACGAAAGCATAGCATCACCAGCGTTCATACGTGGCGACATTGTATGGATGCAGTCTGACCAAATCACTTCCTCTGCTGGTGCAATCACTGGCATCGCCAATGCTCGAATAAACTCAAATTCTGTGCAGTGTGCACCTGATACCACTGTACCGCCCATTGGCGGCATACGGCCTACTTGGCTGAGTAATGTTTCATACTGGATTCCTCAAGAGTTTGGGGCCACCTGGTTGCCAAAGGTATATGTAGGACCCGCTGCCGCAGCCAATATTCAAGCCACTGGTACACAGATATTCTCCACCGGTATCAGTGGCGTAGGTGAATATTTCTTTGACACACAAGCCGGTGTACTCAACTTCATTGGCGAAACAATCCCCACTGTGCTGACAGCAGGAAATGTAGTTTATATTGCAGGATATGAATATGTTGGTGCTCTTGGGGTTACCAACAATCCCGGCAACGTGACAATTGGCAATTTAACTGTGGCCAACACCACTGTGTCAACCAACTTGGCCAACGGAAATATTACACTAACAGCCACAGGCAACGGGCTTGTGACCATAACTGGCACAGGTGGCATAACAATACCCTACGGCAACACCACACAGCGTCCTGATCCTGCTGTGGAAGGCACAATTCGATATAATAATGCATTAAATCAAACTGAAATATATACAGGCTCAGACTGGGAAAGTATTGGCGGTGCAATAGCAAATATTACCAACCAAACTATCACGCCAGATGGATCAACTGCCACATACACTCTGGACCAGGCTGCTACTGCAACTGGAATTTTGGTCACAATCAACGGTATCAGTCAAACACCCAACGTTGATTACACAGTGGCCTCGACCCAGATAACATTCACTGATGTTCCACTCACAACTGATATTATACAGATTCGATTTATTGCCACAGTTAGTACAGTAACTGCTTTGACAAATTCTGCAGGAACTGCAGAAGTAAACACCACAGCCAGCGGCAACATTGATTTTGATATAAATTCTACAACTGTGGCACAAGTGACCAGCACCAGCATACTGAATATCAGTGCCGGTCACAGTTTACAACTGCCTGCATACACAGTGGCACAGGCCAACGGACTAGGCAATGTGGCAACAGGACAGGTGATCTATGTTTCCAATGGCGCTGCTGGGTCTCCTTGTTTGGCAGTGTACTCAGGTGGTGCCTGGAAGCAAGTGGCCATCGGCAGCACCATCACAACATAATCTGCACTAAAATAGCACATATTGTTAGATGTTTTTACCAGGTTGGTAAATAATCGTACATCTGATAACCTTCCCGACTTGTAAATTTATTTCACACTGAAAAGTAAACTGCTCAGTGTACTTCGCCACGACTTTGGTAAATAACATATAAATTTAAATCTTTGACAAGGTTGTCAGCGATTTTTGAAGTTAAAACAGGGGAATTACAAATGGCTGTAACCAGAATTAAGAATAATCAAATCACTGACGCAACCATTGTTGCCAGTTCAAAATTAGTTGATTATTCGATCAGTGCCGCAAAAATCGCAAACAATTTAACCTACGGGTCAAATTTAACTGTTGCAGGAAACTTGACAGTTCAGGGCAATACCACTGCGATTGATACCAACATTACCACCATTGAAGATCCAGTTATTTTACTGGCTTCTACTCAGACCGGTGCTCCAGCAGTGGACATTGGTTTCCTTGGTCAACGCGGTACTGGCAACAACATTGCTTTTGTCTGGGACGAAAGCGCACAGACCTTTGTAACAGCATTCAGTAACACTGCAGAAACATCAACCACAATCAACATTTTAGCGTATGCCAATCTTACCACATTGAACGCCAATGTAACTGCTGGATTAACTGTTGCTGGTCAAAGCAACATTGCCAACTTGACAGTGGCAGCCAACTCTGTTGTGAGTTTTGGAAATGTTGTGATCAGCAATGTTGCTGATCCTGTTGCCAACACTGATGCTGCCACCAAAGCATATGTTTTAAGCACATTGGGCAACTCATCTTTTGCCATCTCTGACGGCACAACCACCGAAGCAGTCAACGGTGGCGACACAATTGACTTTGACGGAACAACCAATCAAATCACCGTTGCGGTGGCATCAGTTACTGGCAATGTAAGTAGTGTCACAGTGGCATTGGCCACTAATGTTTCAGTTGTTGGCAACGTCACAGTTGGCAACATCTTGACAGTCACTGGAACAGTCAACAGCAACTTGGTTCCAACCGCATCTGCAACTTATAACTTGGGTGCTGTTGGTTCACTGTGGAAAGATTTATATTTGTCTGGCAACAGTATCTACATTGGTACACAGACTATCACATCAAATGCCGAAGGTGTTGCACTTTCAAATACTGCGGTTGCTGGTAATTTTACTACAGCAGGCAATGTCAGTGCAACAGGAACAGGTACTTTTGGCAATGTAAACACAGGTGGTGCAGTAAGTGCTACCAGTACAATCACAGGTGGCAACTTGGCCACAGGTGGCACAGTAAGTGCCGCAGGAACAGGTACATTTGGTAATGTTGCCACAGGTGGAACAATTACTGCTACAGGAACTGCTACTCTGGGAAATGTTGATACAGGCGGCACGGTAAGTGCCACAGGTAACGGCACATTTGGCAATGTAAGTGCAGTTGGCGCAGTCAACAGTACAACAGCATCAGCAAGTGGAAACATCACAGGTGGCAACTTGGCCACAGGCGGAACAATCAGTTCAACTGGCATGGCCACCCTGGGCAACGTTGAGTCAGGTGGAACAATCAGCGGCACTGGCAACATCACTGGTGGTAACATATTAACTGGCGGCATTTCAAGTGCCGCAGGAAATGTATTTGGTGGCAACATCTTAACAGGTGGATTGATCAGTGCAACTGGCAACATCACTGGTTCTGGCTTAGGAACATTTGGCAATGTCAATGTAAATGGATTTGTTTCTGCTACCGGTAATGTCAATGGTGACTTTATAATTGCTAATGCTGGATTTGAAGCACCTTCGGTAACTATCACTTCTACATCTGCCAACAGTGGCATTAGTTTGGTAACAAATGGAACAGGCAACATCAATGTCAACACCAGTTTCATCAACGGTGTTAAAGATCCAGTACAGGCACAAGATGCCGCAACCAAGAGTTATGTTGATGCAGTGGCGCAAGGTCTTGATCTTAAAGCATCTGTACACGCAGCCACATATGTTTCACTGCCTGCTTATGTATACAACAACGGCACCAGCGGTGTTGGTGCAACACTGACAGGCAATGTTGCAGGTAACTTGACCATTGATGGTGAAATAGTTTCATCAGGTCAGCGAGTGCTGGTCAAGAACGAAACAGGCGCATTTGTCAACAATTCAACACCATCGGCTGCATTCAACGGTATCTACGTTGTAACCACAGCAGGTGCTCCTGGCACAGCATACGTGTTGACACGTGCTGTGGACTTTGACATTCCGGCCGAAATGTACGGTGCGTTTACATTTGTTGAAACTGGTAATGTACTGGCTGATACAGGTTGGGTATGTACCAACAACAGTGCAAGTCCAATCACAGTTGGCGCAACAGAAATTATATGGGCACAGTTCTCTGGAGCAGGACAGTACACAGCAGGCAATGCGCTGTCATTGAATGGCACACAGTTCAACGTCAACACTGATGGTTCTGCCAATGCCACAATTGGCATCAACGGCAGTAACCAGTTGATCATTCCGGCCAATGCTGTGCTGACAACACCAAACATTGGTGCGGCAACCGGCACAAGTTTAACTGCCACTGGCAACGTAGATGCTGGCAACGTATTAACCAGCGGCATTGTAAGTTCAACTGGAACAGGTACATTTGGTAATGTCAACACAGGTGGACTTGTAAGTGCCACTGGCAACTTAACTGCTGGTAACATCACATCCAATGGTAATTTTGACACAGTAAGCATCAGTGCTACTGGCAACATCAAAGGCGGCAATTTACAAACAGGTGGCACTGTGAGTTCCACAGGAACTGCCACACTGGGCAACATTAACACAGGCGGATTAATTAGTGCTACTGGCAACATCACCGGCGGCAATATCCTAACCAGTGGTGCAGGTGGTGACATTTCTGGCTCTGGCAACATCACAGGTGGCAACTTCTTAACTGGCGGAACAATCAGTTCAACAGGTACTGCTACCGTAGGCAATGTTGCCACAGGCGGTACAATAAGTTCTGTTGGTAACATCACTGCAGGTGCTGGTAGTTTCTTCATTGGTAACGGTTCACAATTGACCGGTGTGGATGCTAATAGTGCTATTGCATTAGTCAATGGCAACACCAATATCACAACTGCTACAAACGGCAATGCCAATGTTACAATTGGCGGCACAAGTAATGTGGTAGTGTTTACCACAGGTGGCATAGACGTAACAGGCACTGTGAGTGCAAACGGCACAATAACTGGTGGCAACTTGGCCACAGGTGGTACAGTAAGTGCCACAGGCAATGCCACAGCAGGCAATGTAAGTGCTGTTGGTAATGTAATTGGTGTAACATTCATTGGTAATGTAGAAGCCACTACTGTAAGTGCTACTGGTAACGTAACCGGTCAGACATTTATTGGTAATGTAGAAGCCACCACTGTCAGTGCTACTGCTAATGTAACAGGTGGAAACATAATAACAGGTGGTATTGTAAGTGCTACAGGTAATGTTACTGCTGGCAACGTGATTGCAACAAGTGGTAAGTTTGGCAACATTGTAATTTCAGGTGATGATATCACTGATGCAGGCGGCGGCGTTGTCAACATCAACTCTGCGCTGGCCGATGTAAACTTTGCTGTGAATGGTGACACTGTTGCTAACTTGTTGTTTGTGGATGCAGGAACAGACACCGTCAGTATTGGCAGTGCAACACAGACTACTGGTGCTGTACTGGCAATCAATACTACAAACTCCGTACTGTTCCCAGTTGGTAACACAGCACAGCGTCCAACAGGTGTTGTTGGTATGTTGCGTTACAACACATCAGTTGATAGTTTAGAACAATACGCCTCAACAGGATGGGAAACAGTTGGTACACCATCGTTTACAGTTATCACTGATAATCAGTTCAACGGTGATGGGTCAACTGTGGCATTTACCCTGACACAGGCCTCAACCACTGCTGGTGCTATTGTTGCAATCAACGGTGTTCAACAGATTCCAACCACCGCGTACTCAATCAGTACCACTACATTGACGTTTACTGAAGCACCTGCCGCAGGCGACGTGATTGATGTGCGTATGTTTACTACCACTACCACTGTTGGCAGCATCTCAAATGCTGTCGGCAACGCGATTGTAGGAACAAGTGAAACTGCAAACGTAGTCAGCATCACTGGCGATTTATTACCAGTTGCTAACAATACACAATCTCTAGGCAGTGCAAGCAATTACTGGAAATCATTGTATGTTAGTGGCAATACAATCTACCTGGGCAACTTGCAACTCAAAGAAGCCAGTGCAAATACATTTGCTGTTTACACAAGCGACGGCGTAACCGAAGCCAACATTCAAGTGGGCAACATTGATGTTACATCAATCCAAAGTGGAACAAGTTCAATCAGTATTGCAGCACCAAATGGTAATGCTGTTCTAAATGTTGCTGGAAACAACACAGTGATTGCTACATCAACTGGTGCTAACATAACTGGTTATGTAAGTGCCACTGGCAACGTAACTGGTAGTAATGTACTAACCGGTGGATTGATCAGTGCAACTGGCACAGCAACGGTTGGTAACGTAGCAACCGGTGGTACTGTAAGTGCAACCGGTAACATCACAGGTGGTAACTTAACAGTTGGAACAGGCACAATCACCGGTGGCAACATTGTTAATGCTAACGGCAACGGCGTAGGCAACATTGGTAGTTCTAGTGTGTATTTCAACACAGTGTTTGCCAAGGCAACAAGTGCGCAATACGCTGACTTGGCAGAGAAGTATGAAGCAGACGCCGAATATGCACCGGGTACTGTGTTGGCATTTGGTGGTGCCAAAGAAGTTACACTGTCCACTGAAGCAGGCTCAACTCGAGTAGCAGGTGTTGTGAGTACAAATCCAAGTTACATCATGAATGCCGGCTTAACTGCCGAACACGTGGCCATGGTAGCACTGCAAGGTCGTGTACCATGTAGAGTTGTTGGCCAAGTTGCCAAAGGTGACATGATGGTGGCAGCCGGTAATGGTGCTGCCAGAGTTGACAATGCGGCACGTGCAGGTAGTATTATTGGTAAAGCCCTGGAGAACTTTGACGGTGCTGAAGGCACAATTGAAGTTGTAATTGGTCGCAACTAATCCAATAAGTAAGTGAACAAGATAGGGTCTTCGGGCCCTATCTTTTTATAGACAAGGAATAAATCATGACAGTATCAGTAGGACCAGGATGGTCAATAGGTCCAGGCTGGAGTCTTGGTGCCATTAGTGTTGGCGGATTAACCATCGCTACCAACAGCGTTGGCGGGTTAACAGGTTATTCCTCACAAGCAACAGCAGTAACTGCTAATCCCGTAATAATTAGCACATATGGACCTGGTAGCACAATCACTTTCCAAGACAGTACTACAGCAACCATTACACAGATTGATGATTACACACCTGATGATTACATTGAAATTTTTTGGGATACTCCCAAAGTTGGCGTTATATTTCCAATCACATTAACAATTTAATAAGGAATAAATCATGACAGTATCAGTAGGACCAGGATGGAGCATAGGAGCAGGAGTAACACTGGGTGGGGGCAACCCGGGTCCATTAGTCATTCCCCTTAGCGATACAGGTGGGGTAACAGGGTGGAATCCTCAAGCCGCAGGAATACCATACAGTGCCACAGTTATTGCCACATATCCTGTGGGCAGTACAATTACTTTCCAGGACAGCACCACAGCAACTATTACACAGTGGGATGACTATGGTCCTACTTACATTGACATTTTTTGGGATACGCCCAAGGTTGGCACAATATTCCCAATCACATTAACAACCTAGTTTACAAAATTTCACTACAAAATAGGACTTTGACTAGTCCTATTTTTTTGGCTAAATATTAGTCATTGATGGAAGAACCATGGGATTAACCAAACCGCGTGCCTCGCAAATTTTTGATATAGACTATAAACAAGCAACTCGTGTGATCACAGTCGGCGATGTTACACTAGCCGGCGGAGCCCCAAGTCAAGTTGACGGAGTTAACCTGGCCGAAGACGATCGAGTTTTGGTAACTGGACAGAGCACTGCCAGCCAAAATGGCCTGTATTTTGTATCCGCCGTGGGCACAGGTGCCAACGGCACATGGGTTCGCACCAGTGACGGCAACGAAAACGGCGAAGTACAAGCCGGCATGATTGTGATGGTTACTGAAGGTTCTTTATATCACGACACCCAATGGAAATTAACCACAAATAATCCAATTGTTATTGGTACTACTGCATTGACTTTTGTAATTAACATACTGAGTCAAATTGGCGGCAGCAACACACAAATACAGTACAACAATGCCGGAACCATGGGCGGCTCGGCAAATTTAACTTGGGACGGCACAACTCTTTATACAAACGGTGCTGTCAGTGCCACCGGTAACATCACTGGCAATTACATTCTAGGCAATGGTAGTCAACTGAGTGGTATTATCACCACAGTTGACGCAAACACACTCACTGGCAATACATTATCATCTAATGTTGTAACGTCAAGTCTAACAGCAGTTGGCACATTGGGTTCATTAAGTGTTACTGGAAATGTTACTGCTGGCAATGTATCTGGTACTAATTTAACTGGCACACTGACAACAGCCAGTCAAACAAACATCACTTCAGTAGGTACACTTGGCGCATTAACAGTTACAGCCAACACAACTAGTGGTAACCTACTAACAGGTGGATTGATTTCAGCAACAGGTAACATCACTGGCGGCAACATAAGCACCGCTGGACTAATTTCGTCAACAGGTACTGTCACAGGTGGTAACTTAACTACAAGCGGCAGTGTAGGTATTGGGACAAGCTCACCAAGTGTTAAATTTCAAACGGTTCAAACTATTGCTGATTGGACAGGAGATTTTAAAAATTACACAGCAGGGGCTTATGGATTAAGAATAGATTTATCAGGTTCGTCTGGCAGTCAAGCTGCTTTACAGGTGTACACTGCGATTGGTAATGGAATGATAGTCAGAAACGATGGTCTCGTTGGTATTGGTACTTTTTCCCTTGATCCATCGACACTATTAACGGTTGCAGGTGCAATTTCTGCTACTGGTGCAATTACTGGTGCTGGCATCACTGGCTCAAGTTTAACAGTATCAACTGGTAACGTCAGTACTGGTAATATTGTTAACAATAATGCCAACGGTGTTGGTAACATTGGATCAGCAACAACATACTTCAACACTGTTTTTGCCAAGGCCACTTCGGCACAGTATGCTGACTTGGCAGAAAATTACGAAGCAGATGCTGACTACATACCTGGCACTGTGGTTGTGTTTGGTGGCCTCAAAGAAATCACAGTTACTGACAACAGTCACAACACTGCTGTAGCAGGTGTTATATCCACAAATCCAAGTTACTTAATGAATGCTGGCCAGTCAGGCGAATGGATATTACCTGTGGCATTAACTGGTCGTGTTCCTTGCCGAGTACAAGGACCAGTAAACAAAGGAACTGTGTTGGTAACAGGAGACATTCCTGGAACAGCCATGGCAATTGACACATCAAAGTTTAAACCTGGATGTGTGGTTGGCAAGTCATTGGAAATAATTAATTCCACTGATGTTGTGACCATCGAAGTAGCAGTAGGACGATTATGATACAAGAACGATATAGAGCAGACTACGAAGGTGAATTTGTAATCACTGAGAGTAAATGGAGTGGCGGCAAAAAAACACAAAACAGAGAATGGGTAGCCAACCCAATTGACAACCAGCATATCAGTGGCCGTGCAGCCTGTATTGGCAGCAATGTACACCGAGATCTATTTGACTATACTAGACTACAGCGTCACAAAGGTGGATTATTAAGTTCAAAAAAGTTACAGACATACGGCACAGGCACCGTTGCCAAAGAAATGCGATTGAACTTTGCAGTGGAAATTGATAAAACAATTATCAACGATCTTGTTGAGTCTGGATATGTTGACGATAACATTGCCTATGCCAGTACTCGCACCTGTTTGATGCATCCAGGACAATTTTATCTCATTCCTTACAACACACTCATGGCCTTGGAAGCTCTGGTGTTATGGATGGCAGCTTTTGACGGTCACAAAGAAATTTATGCACTAGGGTACAGTAATGACACAGTTGGCACTGTGAGTGAATGGTCAGCACATGTGAACGGAGTATTAACAGCGTATCCATCAACTAAGTTTACATTCATTGGCGAAGAGTCTAATGTGCCTAAAGAATGGCGTATGAACGCCAACGTTGCCTGCATGGACGTTCGTCCATTTATAAGTCACTGCGATATCTGAACACTGTGTTCCACAGTGGCCATTTTGTCACGAACAGCATCAAAGTTTACAGTTGACCACAGGCCAGGATGCATGGGTCTTGGCCATGTTCCGGATGTGATCCAGGCCCAGCCAATATGTTCATCGTTCAACACAGGTGTAAATTCTTTAGCAACGCTACAGAAAAATGTGTGATAGGCAAATCCGCCATCGGCACTGGTGAACTTTTCTATGGGAACCAGTCGCAAATACTCGGGCATGTGACCCAGTTCTTCGGTACACTCGCGTGTCATTGCTTCGATTAGTGTTTCATTGGCTTCAAATTTGCCGCCAGGCAAGCCCCACGAGTCTGGGTGACGTGAGTCGTTGCGCAACAGATACAGATATCGTTGTGTGCTCACACTGTAGAACCAAACGCCCACAGCATTTACAGTACTATTCTCCATTGGCCTCCTGGATATAGTCCTTGATAACTCTTGACCCATGTTGTGCCGGTCCATTTGTATTGAATTCCAGTTGTTATATTAGTTACGTATTGTAGGTTGTCAGGACTAGAATTATTTTCAAAAACCACTTGCCAACGACCATCTAGGTATTCAATGATATCGTTCTTTTGAGCAATCAGCGGTTGTCCCAGTGTGCCTTGCCAGGCCACAGCGTAGCCATTGTCACTGCCAGTGTCTTCGGTTAACAAGTACCGTTGTCCTTCAACAGGCACAGGTAATCCTTCGTTTGGCCCACTGCGCAACGGATCAATAACTGAACGTACAGGTGACAAGGTATTTTGTGGAACAGTGTCTTCATCTATAGTATACAGCATAAATCGGTCATCGGATGGGTCATAAGCAATGGTTCCGGCAACTTCAGTGCCGTCAGGTTGCTCTAAAAAGATCTGACTAATACCTGGCCGTAGCACTCCGTAGGCACCAACCAATGCTGTCCATAACAAGTTACTTGGTGGTGAATCTGGTGGTGTCAAACTGGCATTGGGTTCGTCAATCACAGCACTGGGACGCAGAGCCTGTAACTTGTTGCCAATCAACAAGGTTTGATAATCCCAAGGAGTGATCACTATACGTGTGCCCAACAGCAAGTCGTTGTCAAGCACTGCATTTGACGCATCACCTTGGGCGTCATATATGTTGGCAATGATACGTTCAACCACACCCAGTTTCTTGACCTTGGCCGGGCTACTGATCCAAATTGGCAGGGTAAATGTCATTGTACAAATGTCAATGGGATCTTCTGTGCCAACTGGAACTGACCGGCTGGTCCACTGTGTTGATTCTAGTTCAACAATGCTCAAACTGGTCCAGTCAAGATAGTTGTCTGTGCTTTGAATTTCCAACGCAGGGTTAAACAACACCACAATCTGTTCCAACAACTGCATCTTTTGATTGGTGTTGCTGGTCCATATGTCCAGCTTGAGTGTGAGTTTGTATGGCACAGGCATCAAGCGTTCAATGGTAAACGCATTGCCCTGTGTGGTTTCGTAGGTGTCAGTGACATCATCGTAGGTGCGTTGACGCACAGCAATGTTGCTGACATAGTAGGGCTCTTGCATTCTGGGACGATCGTAGTCAAATCCAGAAATGTAAAAACTCATCATGGGCACAGATGTCATAAAACTAGCAGAGTTGTTCTGCATGATGGTTTGTACTTGTCTACTTGAATCACCGTAGCGTATAGGCACACGTACCAGTGTGTGTGCTGTGCCTTCTTCGTTGCGTCCGTATTCTACTTGAAAGTTTGAAAAGATGCGGGTGAACTGTAGCAAAAAGCGACGTATTTGTTCGTCGTAAAAGAACATTGGATTTGCGGCTGAATTCTCTGTTGTCATTGTTGTTTAACCACCGTTGTCTGCATTGGGTTTGAGGATCTCACTCAAACTCTGTCGGCTTGGAATAGCACCACGGTCAGTGGTCTGTACTGTGTTTCTATTGTTGACAAAACTGGCTCGTTGTGACGCTGCCGGCCCTTCGGACTCAAACACAGGTTTGATACGAACACTGTCTTCAATCTTGACCCATGACGCACCATTGAACCGGAACAGGCGGTTTGGAAAGTAATCCAATCGCAAGGCATAGTCGCCAACTGCTGGAGTTGCCGGAAAACTAACACCCGGAGTCACAGGCAATCCGTTTGGTGCAATGCCGTCACCAGTCAAGTAGCCAATTGTGTAGCCATCTGACCGCGGTGTAGTACCCTCGCCGCCTTGTGTGCCATCCACTGTGGGCGGTGTCTCGTCTGCTGTCAGGCCTGATTGTGCAGGTTGTCCATCTTCTGCTGTGGGAAGAATATAAAACTTTACTGTATCGTAACCAGTGAGCGGAACTTCCACATCTGCTTGTACTAAAATTGCATCGTTTAATTCTAGATCTTTTGTGCGAGTAGAAGTTTTTCCTGCAATGGTGTCTGGAGTCTTTTCGGTCCAGTACGTGGTGTTGGTTATGTCTGTGCCAGGCGGAACATTGGTGTTGGCAGTGTAGTACTTGTTGCCATTGTTCACAACAGTGCCAGCAGGATAATAATTACCCGGATCCCAGATGTTGTTGGGTTCAAATGCCTGTTTGGTAATGCTGTTGTATTCTTGAGCATTGACCATTGGAGTGGCTTTGACCCGCCACAAGTGCGGCAGCCAAGTTTGACTGAAACCCTCACTAGCAAAGGCCGCATCTTGAATCACATACCAGCGCGGCAATGCTTTGGCTAGACTTTTGTCTAAGGGATGATAATCTTTTAGGTTGGGAATCTCTATCACATCACCTGACATGAGTTTGCGCCCAATGGTGTCAATCATGTCATTGTAATGAAATGTGATGAATAAAGTGTCGTTGTTCAAAAACAAGCCAAATTGTGTAAGATCAAAGTCAACGTCTGCCACACGATACACACCGCGTTGTATATACACATCAGGATCGTATTGTCGATCACGGTTTTCTAGCAACAGTAAATCTTCAATGAATAACGGATTTGAAGTTTCGTAAACAGGAAGCGTAGCATCTGCATCACCGGGGTCGCCTGTGGCCGGACCCATGTACTTGTGGATGTAAATATCCAAACCGCCAACAGTGTATTGTTCACTTATAACTTGATCTAAGTATTTGTAATCATTTGTCCGGTTAGGCCGGTACATGCTTAGGCGTGGAATTTTAATTCTCCTTTAACTGCTTTGCAATTATCACCATGCCATCTGTCATAGTTAGATTTACCACCTATTAAAGCATTACAATTATTGCAATGATACTTAGTTTTTGGACCACGTAATTTTTTTAATGTTTCTTCTGTATGATGTTTGCCGTAAAAATGATTTTCTTCTCCAAAAAATCCTTTACCATAAAAATGATTATTACTACCGGTACTTGCTAATCGTTTTTCGCCTTTACGAGCCTTGTTAACTTTAATCATTGTTTCTCTTCTAATTTGTTTAACTCTTTGGCTTTCGTTGGCTGCACGATTCTGGGCACTAATTTTTAATTTATTTTTCCACTCGTCAGTAAATTCTCTACCTTTAAGGATGATGTTTAAGTTTTGTTTTAATGTTTCGTATATCCTCGAAGTAACACGATGTCGCTGTTGTCCTTTTCCGCGACTATGCATCATCATTTTACAGGCATAGGCCATCTTTTTTTGATTATTGCCATCCACCATCTTAGTAAGTAACCAGTGTGCAATAAAATGCTCTCTGGCAGTTAACTCTACTAGGTTGCTAGAGTCGTTATTCCCGCCCAAGCATTTAGGCATAATATGATGTATTTCTTTATACTCGCCGGTTAATAAACGGCATTTCGCCCGTTCTATAATTTGGTTGTACCATCGACTATACTTGTTATTATGGAAGATCATTGTGTATTTATGGTACCGGTTGACCATTAAATCCTAAACTGCTATAATACACACTTAACCACTCTAGGAGTATGTTATGAAAGCTGTTAACTTTTTAGCAAAGTACACAGGCCCAAAAGGCAAGGGGTTTATACAGTCTTATGACAAGATAAAAGCCACAGAAAAATGGGTGGAGTATGCACTGGACATTGTGGACATGAGCCGCATTATAATGTCTGCAGACTTTGACACTAAATGGCGACTGGCAGAAGCCTTGGAAACAGCAGAACGCAAAAAGGCCTGGATGTACAAACACAAAAATTTTGACGTCGTTCGTGCCGCTAAACTTTTTGACGCTGTAAAACACTTGCCCAGAACTAAGTAAGGAATATTATGATCGCAACTAAACCCGTTAAACCTCTAAACCCACGCAGTGCAGATACCAATGCCATGGGCATGGAACCCACTTGGAAAACACAACCCACAGAAGGCCGCATCAGTGCCTTTAGTCATGCATTCTCCTGGTACAATTACTTTTACGGCAAAAAAGATGCCCGTGAAATGATTGTAAACTATTTGGAAGCACATGGCCGCAAAGACGATGTTCGAACACTTCGCCGCATTCCAGACAGTTCAATTCGTTTGACCACAGGTTGGCTGTGCCGCATGAGTCAGGTAGGACTGGAACTCACAGATCCGGAGCAGATCAAATTGGATAACTTGCTTCGAGAGATTTTGGAATCCAAACAAGATGAAGAGGTAGCAGAAGTACCTGTTGATGATTCAGTACCACGAATCACCATCCAGGACCGACTGCGTGAAAAGGTATCAGAATGCGCAGGTGAGTTGGACGGCTTGTTTGATGACTTCGTTGCGTCAGGAGCCAAACTCAACGCAGACTACAAGCCCGTGGTGCTGATGCGTAGCCTAAACATTGCCCCACAGATGGTAAACGACATTCGACAAATCTGGACACGCAAACAAGCAGAATTTGATGCGGCAGTAGAGGGCAAAGATGCTGACCTAGTACAAGGCTACAGTTTCTTGAGCAAGGTGCAGTTACGGAATTGCGTAAAGTTCTGTGAGTTGGTGATCTCGGACTGTGGTGCGTATGTACAGATTAAAAAGGTTGAGCGCAAACCACGCAAGGTCAAAGCAGTGCCTCCAGAAAAACGTGCCGCAAAGTTCAAGCATGTCATGGAATTTGCAGAACTCAAACTCAAAGGCTTACCTGCCGCAAGTTTGGTGGACAAAGCAGAAGCCTGGTTGTATGACACCAAAAAGCGTAAACTGATACATGTTGTAGCAGACAGCCACGCACAGGCGTTTACTGTAAAGAGCAACTCAATTATTGGGTTCAGTACAGTAGAGAGCCAGCAAAAAACTGTACGCAAGCCTGCAGATGTGCTTCGAGCATTAGGTGCCGCAGGCAAGCCAGCCGCTAGAAAGATCTACAAGGATCTGACCACAACAGAAACACCGTTTAACGGACGTGGCACAGAGAACCTGATCATCCTTAAATCCTGGTAAATAACTGGAACGGAGCTCTATACCATGGCAATTGAAGAACAATCAAGCCTTAATACGCTAAAACAAAACCTTATTGAATATGTGCAGTTACAACTGGCTTCGCAGATCATTGACCTTGAACTAGATGCAGAGCATTACGAAGCCGCATACCAAAAAACAATTGGTGTGTATCGTCAACGTGCTCAGGGTGCGTATGAAGAAAGTTATACCTTTATGGAGTTGGTCAAGGATGTAAACATCTATACCTTGCCCCAAGAAACCATACAGGTTCGACAGATTTTCCGTAGAACGTTTGGCGATAGTGCAGGACCGTTTTCGTCAAACTTTGATCCGTTCTCACAAGCCAGTGTCAACGTTTACCTAATGAACTTCAACGTGGCTGGCGGCCTGGCCACTTATGACTTCTACAGCCAGTATGTTGAACTGGCCGCACGTATGTTTGGCGGCTACATGAACTACACTTGGAATCCTGTTACCAAGAAATTGCAGATTATCCGTGACCCAAAAGGCACTGGCGAGAATGTACTGCTTTGGACCTACAATCTAAAACCTGAATTCAACCTGCTGAGTGACTTCCAGATCAGTCAATGGATACGTGATTACATGGTGGCCAACTGCAAAATGATCATTGGTGAAGCACGTGAAAAGTTTGGTACCATTGCAGGCCCACAGGGTGGCGGAACCTTAAACGGTGCCGCAATGAAATCTGAAGCCACAGCGCAAATGGAAGCACTGCTGGTAGATCTCAAGAACTATGTGGATGGTTCACAGCCCCTGAGTTGGGTAATCGGCTAAACATCTGTTGCAAATCATACAGTTGTGTGTTATAATAACACATGGCAGATTTAATGATTGACTTAGAAGGTTTGGGCACCGGCCCTGACACCACAATACTAACCATTGCGGCCCAGAGTTTTGATCCGCTAGGCTCTGGATACAATGAGCGCAAATACTATGCTCGTATCGCACTAGAGAGCCAAGAAAATAGATCAATCCAACAAGGCACAATTGACTGGTGGGCAACTCAACCTGCGGCAGCACGTGATGAAGCATTTCACGAACAAGACCGAATTCCGTTAGACCAAGCACTGGATGAGTTGGGCCGGCTGATTTGGCAAAGCAATCGTGTTTGGGCACAAGGTCCCACATATGACATGAACATCCTGGAACATGCTTATAAAAGTTACGGAAAACCAATTCCGTGGCAGTTTTATGCAGTTAGAGATTCGAGAACAGTGTTTGCTCTGTGGCCAGGCCTGCCCAAACCGCCTACAAGTCATCATGCGTTAGAAGACTGCCGTAGACAAATTGAGTTGTTGCAAACCACACTCAAACATTTAAATGTAACGGAATTATCATGATCATTGGCGTATGCGGATTTATTGGATCTGGCAAAGATACTGTTGCAGACTACCTGGTGAATTTCCACGAGTACAGGCGTGAAAGTTTTGCCAACAGCCTTAAAGATGCAGTGGCACAGGTGTTTGGCTGGGATCGTACCCTGCTAGAAGGCCGCACAGCACAGGCCCGTGAATGGAGAGAACAGGTGGACTCCTGGTGGGCCAAACGTTTGAACATGCCTGAACTAACACCACGTTTAATGCTACAGTTATGGGGTACAGAAGTGTGCCGTTCTGGATTTCACGACGACATTTGGATTGCCAGTCTAGAAAACAAACTGCGTAACAGTGAAGACAATGTTGTGATTAGTGACTGCCGTTTTCCCAACGAAATCAAATCCTTACGTGCCTCGGGCGGCATTATACTCCGTGTTGAGCGAGGTACTCAACCGCATTGGACTGACATTGCGGTTAGAGCAAATCAAGGGGATGTCAAAGCACAAGCCTGGTTAAAGAATGAAGGCATTCATGCTAGCGAAACAGCCTGGGTAGGTACTGACTTTGATTTTGTGTTGCACAACAACTCCAGCATTGACTCGCTGTATACGCAGATACAAACTGTTATAAATCAGGCACCAGATCGCCTGGCTGCCAAGGCAAATCAGACTTCTTGATCTCAATGGTGCAGTTTAAGCACACTGTTTTTAAATTGTTCACAGTGGTGTTGTGTAGATTGCCATCCACATGATACACTGACATTTGCGCAGAGTACTTGGATTTAAAGCCACATCTATCACATGTGGCTTTTTTCTTATAGCCACTTGATTGCCAACGAGCCACCGGTGGTTTCACTCGACGTTGTTTTTTGATACAGTGCTCACATCGTGTTCTATAGTGCGGCACACCATCACGGTGGTAGTTCACAGCACACAATCTTTGATTACAAGCAGGGCATAAAGGTCTTTGCATGGAGTATTTAGCGGAAAAAACCTTTGCAAAGGGTCGAATGATCGTGTTTTTTACGCATAGGTGCTAAATATTAAAACTTAGAAAAAGGATTTAACCATGGCATTAGTATCCCCAGGCGTAGAAGTAACGATTATCGACGAAAGTCAATATATCCCTGCTGCTACCAATTCAGTACCATACATTTTAATAGCAACGGCACAGAACAAAACCAGTGCCGCTGGAGTTGGCGTTGCACCAGGAACATTGGCAGCAAATGCTAACCGTGTTTATTTAATGACCAGTCAGCGAGATTTGGCCGCTACGTTTGGCAACCCATTCTTCTACAAGACCACTGCTGGTACTCCAATCAATGGGTACGAACTAAACGAATACGGCCTGTTGGCAGCATACTCTGCACTGGGTGTAAGCAATCGTTGCTATGTTCAGCGTGTTGACATTGATTTAACAGAACTAACAGCATCATTGACACGCCCATTGGGTGCTCCAACCAACAATACCTATTGGTTAGACACTGCAAACACTGAATGGGGCATCTTCCAGTGGAATATCACAACTGGTATCTTTACTGTTCAAACTCCTATTGTGATCACCAACACTACACAGTTAGAAACAGGAACTTCAGTTCCACTGCAGACAGTTGGCAGCATTGGTGATTATGCTGTTACTGCAACCAGTACATTTAATCCAGGATACTACAAGCGTGGTGGCCCAACATCCGCACAGACCAGTGCTACTGCACTGTCAGATTTGTACAATACCTGGGTATTGATTGGTAGTGACGAATGGAAAACTGCCTGGCCAACTGTGTCAGGCACATTGGCTCCAACTACGTTGACTGCCGCACAAACTTTTTCTGTTAATGACGTAACAATCACAGTTCCTGCTGTGCCTAACAACACAGTGGATGGCATTGCTGATGCGATTAATGACGCAGCCATTACTGGAGTATATGCAGCCACAATTGGTGGCAAATTATACATGTATGCTGATTCCACTGCCACTAACGACGGCAGCACAGCCAACACTGGCATTATTTCAATAGCCAACATATCTGGCACTGCGCTGACAACATTGGGCATCACAGCAACCGAGTATTTTGCTCCTACCTATCAAGTAAGTCCAAGTTATACAGTTCCACGTTGGGGTGCGACTCAAACACAGCCAGCACCAACTGGAAGTGTATGGCAAAAAATTACTGATGTGAATCAAGGAGCTCAGTTTGTTGTTAAAAAATACAGTACCATTCTAGGTGCATTTGTTGCACAAACATGTCCAATATATCTTACTGAAAATGAAGAGTTGTATACAACTGATCCCAGTGGCGGCGGAAAAAATATTCCAGCGGGATCTACATATGCTCATGCAAACATATTAAAAAATAACACATCAAGTTTTACAATATTTGAAAGATATGCTACTGGTGCAACAGAAATCACAGGAAACGATACTACTCCGGGGCCATTTGTGTCTGGTAACTCATTTTCAATTACAGCCAGCCAACCGGGCACTGCTATTAATACAACTGCCACAGTTACACTAGCAGGAACCACAGTTGAAGATTTCATTGCTGGAGTTAGTGGTGCCAATATTCCATACGTTAGTGCCACAGTCAACAGTGCAGGTGCTGTTGTGTTTACACACGCAGCCGGCGGAACAATAGCATTAATTAATATAACTGGTACACCAGTCACTACCGCTGGGTTTAGCACCAGCGTTCGTGGAGTAAGAAACAACTATGCAAATGGTGTTGCTACTGGGTTAATTTTGAGCAACTGGGTTGGTACACCTACATTCACATACACAGCAAGTGATGCCGCTCCTGATCAAGACCCAGCAGATGGTCGCTTATGGTACTACAGTGCAACTGATCAAGTTGACATCATGATTCAAGACAATGGCACATGGCAAGGTTATCAGAACGTGACAAACGATATTCGTGGTTACGATCTAAGTGCAACCAATGCTACCGGTCCTATTATCAGTGCCACTGCACCAACAACACAGACAGACGAATCAGAATCACCATTGGTTTTTGGTGATCTATGGGTGGACACAAGTGATTTAGAAAACTATCCAAGACTGTATCGCTGGCAGCCAGTGAATGGAGTTGATCAGTGGGTGGCCATCGACAACACTGATCAAACTACAG